TCGACGGGTTTACGGCTCAGAATAGCAGCGCCGGGGCGTCGGCCTACACCCGTATCAAGATGGGTAGCAATGTTGGCGCGGCGCGAGTGACGATGTTGCTTGCCGGTAGCGGCGTTGCGGGGGGTGAGCGATTCACTATCGGTACAGAAGGTAATTTCCCGATGGTGTTCAAGACCAACGGGAATGACGTAGCGACCCTCGATGCGTCTGGCGTCCTCACCACCGGCTCCAACGTCCTCACCCCAGAGCAGACCCCGAACAGCGGCGCAATCGTAGTCAAGACAGCATCGGCTACTGCGGCAAGCCGCAAGGGCGGTTTGGTGTTGATCTCGACTGACGCCCGCGCTGCTGACATTGGCGTGCCGATTACATGGAGTTCTGACTGGAGTGATTCCAACGATTCGGCATACGCGCTTGCATCGATCACTGGACGCCGGGAGAACGCTACCAACGGGAACGTTGCGGGGTATCTGTCGTTTGCCACAACTACCGGGGCCGGGACGCTTGCGGAGAACATGCGGCTCGACTCGTCGGGGAATCTGCTGGTGGGGACGACGAGTGGGGTTGTTGGTGGGGAGCGCGTATCTGTTGACGCAGGGAGTTCACGAGGGATTGTATTAAAAACTTCTGGTGGCGGGAACGAGCTTTTGGGGTGCTGGAATTCTGCTACGTCTGGTGACAACGGATTCGCAATCTTCTGGACAGAAGGAAGTCCAACTCAGCGCGGCTCCATCACCTACAACCGTGGCGGCGGCGTGGTGGCCTACAACACAACCTCAGACTACCGCGCCAAGGACATCGAAGGCCCGCTGACCAACTCCGGCGAAGTCATCGACGCCTTCCGCATCTACACCGGCAAGATGAAGGGTGCGACGATCAGCCGCCCGATGATGATCGCCCACGAAGCGCAGGCCGTTGCACCGTACTGCGTGACCGGTGAAAAGGATGCCGTCAATGACAACGGCGACCCAATCTATCAGAGCATGGATCACCAGATTCTGGTGCCGCTGCTTATCGCGGAGGCGCAGCGCCTTCGCGCCCGTGCCGCTGCTTTGGAGGCCGTAGTTTTCAACTAGAATACAACCCGCAGTACCAATCTCAACCATAAGGAGAATCATCATGAAACGCAATCTGAACGTCGCCCTCAAGAACCTGAACGGAACGCCCGTCACCGAAGCCGTGATCGAGCAACTGGAACCCGGCAAGCCGGTCGTTCAGTCCGTGACCACCATGACCGCTGCGATGGCCTGCGGTGATGCGCTCAACACGCTGTTCGAGGACGAGCGCACCCTGCCGGGGATCGAGAAGCACAAGCGCGGCAAACTGGCACAGCGGGTCTACGACGCCAAGGGTGAGATCGACCTGAGCACCGAGGACATCGCCGAGATCAAGAAGTGCCTCGGCAAGAAGTACAACCCCCTGATCGTGTGTCAGGTGTTCGACATCCTCGAAACCGACCCGGCACCCCTCGACACGGTTGCGGAGTAAGGCCGTGTTGACCATTTACACCCGTCGCATGCTCCCCGAGTGGTCGGCCGGTCGTAACTTCGGTCCGATCAACGTCATCGACCCGGCGAAGAAGGACGACATCGGCCTGCTCGCTCACGAGGACGAACACGGCGAGCAGTGGTTCTTGACGGGTGCGATGGCAGCAGCGGTCGTGTTCATCCTCGTCTACAACTTCTACTCCACCTCGGTAGCCTTCGCCGTGCTACCGGGGGTTTTCTTCGGGGCGCATTTCATCCTGCACAAGTTCGTCCCGGCCTACCGCTTGTGGGCCGAGGTCGAGGCGTACAAGGTGCAGGCGTTGCACTACCCGGACGACCGGCGTGAGCGATTCGCCGAGTTCCTTGCTGACCCCGAGCGGTACAACCTCAACATCACCAAAGGCGAAGCACTAGCCCTCCTTTCAAGGTAGTGCGTCATGACGATCACACTCGGGAAAAAGTATGTCGTCGACGGGTACGTTGAGGACGGCTACGTTGAAGTCATCCTCGTCGAGCCGCTGCGCACCTACACGATGTTCGGCAAGACGACCCGAGTGTTCCCGTTCCACCCGAATTGGACCTCGCCGGTAAGCGAAGGTCTTGAGTGGAAGACCGACATCCTGCGGGCGCGGGACGGGTCTGAGCAACGCCGATCCTTGCGCATGGAGCCTCGCCGCAGCTTCGAGTACAACATCCTCCTGCAACGCTCGCTGACGGCCGACTTCGAGGCGATGCTGCGCGGATGGCAGAACCGATACTTCGCCTTGCCGGTGTGGACCGACCGCGCCAAGCTCACCGCCGACGCACCGGGTCTCAGCACCACCATCAGCGTCAATACCGACACAATCGGATTCCAGTCAGCCGGGTTCGCGCTGATCTACCATTCCGAGAAGGTGTTCGAGGTCGTCGAGATCGACAGCGTGGGCACCAACACCCTCACCCTGAGCGAGCCGACCGGGTGGGACTGGCCTGCCGGTGTGCTGGTCTATCCGCTGATCGTCGGACACTTCAACGTCACGCTCCCGACCTCCCGTGAGACCTCGGCGGTGCTTCAGGCGGTCGTGAGTTTCGTAGGGAGTGCTGACACGGCATACCAGAACCTGCCCGTCGACGACCCGGCAACCCTGTATGACGGGATCGAGGTCATCACCGCGAAACCGAACTGGCGCTCATCCATCGGCAACGAGTTCTCGTTCGAGTTCGACACGGTCGACGCGGGTGTGGGTCCGCTCGGATACTTCGAGACTGAGAGCGTCGCCCGCGTGGTGCGCCCGTTTCAGTGGTTCCTCAAGTCCCGCGAACAGATCGTCGAGTTCCGCAAACTCGCCGCCCGGTTGCGCGGGCAAGCCAAGTCGGTATGGATGCCCTCATGGCATGACGATTTCACGGTAGCGGCGTCGAACGTCGGCAATCAGGCAAGCCTCGTCGTCGCCGGCACATGGTTCAACACGCTCGTCGGGGTCGACACCTCGTTTGACCGCCTGAGCATCAAATTGCCGAACGGCACGACGGTCTATCGTCGCATCACCGCCTGCGTACCTGACTACTCGGACGACACTACGACCCTCACGCTCGATTCAACGCTCGGCACGACCGTACAGCCGAACGACGGCTCGGTGGTGCGCCTGCTGCTGCGGTGCCGACTGGCGACGGACAAGATCGTGATCCCGTGGATTACTGATGCCGTCGCAGAACCGCAGACCTCATTCATAACGGTGAAGATATGACCTTCGCAACTCTCGAAGTCAGTGCGGAAGACGGTCGCCCCGTCGAACTGCTCATGGTGTCCTACCTGACGAATCACTGGTACTACACCACGGCGGAAGACGCCATCGTGCACGACGGGAACACCTATACCCCGCTGCCGATCAAACACGACGCCATCGAGTCGACCGGCGACATCGCCCGCTCGAACTGCACGATCCACGTCCCGCAGGACTGCCCGGTTGGTGAGTTGTTCCGCGTGCAGCCGCCGAGCGGTGTTGTGAGCGTGACGCTGTTCGTCAAGCACGTCGAGGATGCCGAGGTCAAGGCCGTCTGGAAAGGCCGTATCACCAACGTCGAGTGGTCGCAACCGTGGCTTGCATTGCAGACGGAGAGCCTGTTCACCTCGCTCAAGCGTGTCGGCCTGCGGCGGAAATACGCGGTGCAATGCCCTCTCGCCCTGTACGTCACGGGTCACGGTCAATGTAACGTCAGCAAGGCCGCATTCAAAGTCGACTATGTCGTGACCTCGATCAGCGGTGCGACGGTCAATTGTGCTGCGGCTGTCGGTGCGGCCGTCGATCATTTTGCCGGGGGGTTCGTGACATGGGTTCATGCCGAGAAGGGCTACCTCGAACAGCGCATGGTGAAGTCATCCGATGCGTCGGGCAACCTCGTCCTTACCTCGCAACCACCCGGCCTTGTCGTCGGCATGACGATCAGCACCTACCCCGGATGCGACCACCTACCCGAGACATGCCATAGCAAGTTCAACAACTCGCTGAACTACGGCGGTATGCCGTATATCCCGACGAAGAACCCGTTCAACGGTTCGACGCTGTACTGAGGGGAACGACCATGTGGATGCAACTGCTCGTCTCGTTCGCAATGATGGTGGTGTCGTCGATGCTGTCCTCGGCCGCCGCGTCGAAGGTCGAACAGAAAGACCCCGAGGCGGGGAAGCTCGACATCCCGACCGCCGAGGAAGGCCGCCCGGTGTCTGTCGTGTTCGGGACATGCCTCGTCAAATCGGCGAACGTGAATTGGTATGGCGACCCCAACACTACCGCGATCAAGTCGAGCAGTGGGGGTAAGAAGTGACGACGATCCTGCATCGTGACCTCGCGGCAATCAAGTTCTGCAAT